CATTCAACATGAGGTACAAGAAGTAATAGACGGAGATAGAGTAAATATTATATGTTTTTTTAAGGAAATGGATATATATGCCAGCATATGAGTATGACTGCATGGCCTGTGCCATGAGGTATACAAAGGTTAGAAGCATGTCAGAAGACGATCCAGGCTATAAATGTGATACTTGCAATAAAGACTTGGTTCGTGTATACTCAGATATAGGAGTTACATTCAATGGCTCTGGATTTTATAAAACCGACAATCGGAAGGTATAATATGTTTACAATGCTTAAAGATGATGTAAAACCAGAATGGAAATTATCACCTTTAGATAGATGTGATAGGTGCAACGCAGAAGCCTTGGTTCAAGTAACTGGGCTAAATGGAGAACTATTGTTCTGTGGGCATCACTACAACAAGGTCATGGACAATGCTGTAGGATATGACAAAATGATGAAGTTTGCTATTACAATACTTGACGAACGAGAAAAGTTGGCGGTATAAAAATGTATGAATACTATGTAAGAAAAGTAGAGAACGTAGTAGATGGAGATACCATTGACGTTCTTATTGATTTAGGGTTTGATATTTTGTTTCAATCCCGTGTGAGATTGGCTGGTATTGATACCCCTGAGTCTCGTACGAAAGACCTGAAAGAAAAAGCACTTGGTCTTGAATCCAAAGAGTATTTAAAGAAGGCTCTAAAGGATGCTAAGTCTGTTGTAATTAAGACTGAAAAGATGAACTCATCTGAGAAGTATGGTCGCATTTTGGGCTGGCTATATGTTAATGGAGATACAGTGTCATTAAATGATATGATGATCAACGACGGCTATGCTTGGGGATACCTAGGTGATACTAAGGTAAAGGATTTTGACGCTTTGGTAAAGGCTAGAAAGAAGTCTGGCAAGTGAGCGATGAAGATAAGATATTTAATAAGTTAATTTTAACTGGTGGACTTAAGTTTGCTGGCAAAGATCCAGAAACGGGCGAAAATATGTATGTTAGAACAGAAATGTTAAAAGACATAGATCCTAATCTTGATCGAGAAATGACTTATTATTTTTCAGAGATAGCAATGAAGTTGTGGGAAAAAGGTTTTATTGACATGGACATTACTTCCCCTAACCCAATTGTAAACATAAGCGAAAGGGCTTTTGATATAAACAAAATAAATGCCCTTGATCCTAACGAGAGAACAGCGCTTAAACAAATTATAAAAGTTCTTTTCGATAAACAATGATAGAATTGTAGGATGGATGCGTTTATGAATGGCGCTTTAGGGGCAGGATTGTTAAGTATAGTCATGCTTTTACTTTTGTCTGTTTATATAGTTAGGTTACGGTTAAACTCAAGGGAACCCCAGATAATTAGCCAAGCAATGCTTCAGCACAGGTTCTCTAGCGGAAATAGGTATTCAAGAAAATTTAATACGAAGAGTCAGTCTAAAAATCATGAAAAAGAAACAAATGTTAGAGTTATCATCGTAGATGGCCAGGCGTACTGGATTAAAGATAACATTTTTTACAATGCCCCACTATTAAATGATATGGTTGATAAAGAGTCTGCACAAAGAGTTGACACAACTAACATGGATAAGGTACAATTAGATCAGATGTTGTTCATACTGGACAAACTAAGAGAAGGGATAAGTGATGATAGTAGGGGTTCAAGGGACACCTAGTTTCAAAAACTATAATATTTTTCTTAGAGCAATGGCAGTTGCATTATCTGAATTAAAAGAAAACGAGAAAGATTTTTATTTATATACTGCTGGTCCAGGAAACATTAGTGCAATGGCATCAGAGTTTGTAAATCTTTCTGAAAGAGGAATGAAGGCTAGAGGAAAGTCTATTAAACTGTTTAGGGTTAGCCCTGAATGGATTGAAGAAAACATAGACAGTTTTAATCATTTTGCTTTTGTTGCTAATCCAAAAGAGCAAGTTTCTAAAGTAGTTAACTTGTCAAGATCAAAGAACATCAACACAAACGTATACAACTTTTAAGGAGTACACACAATGATATCAATTAATTCTCTTGAAAAAATGGAAACAATCGTTTCTAAGAACAGCAACTTGTCCTGGGATGGGTGGGATGTTGTAGAGATGGTAAAGTCAAATAAGGCTTTTACATCAAAGCACGGAGCATTAAAAAATAATGCCTGGCATCTAAAAAAGATTTTTGTCGTTTCTAGAAGTGGATGGGAAATACCTGACAAGTATGTGAGGTAGTATGAATAAGTATAAATGGAAAGACGATGCTGCATGCCTGGATTATGACACAAATGTGTTTTTTGACAAGTATGAAGAAGATGAATTGCTAAGGCCTGCCGTAGATCTGTTATGTTCTACATGTCCTGTAAGAAAAGAATGTTTTTCTGTTGGTATTTCAGGAAAAGAATGGGGAGTTTGGGGCGGGGTATATTTAGAAAATGGAGAAATATCAAAAGAATTTTCTAGCCACAAGACAAAGACTGACTGGGGAACCACATGGCAATCCCTAACAATGGAGTAATATGTATACAGATCAGATGAGAAGAGCCTTTAGGTCTTTGGACTGTCCAAAAGGATTTTCTTTGGAAGTAATAGATAACGACAGTTTTATTACAGTCAAAGCAAAAGAAAAAGTTTTCATGTCTTTAGAAACAGTCGATCTTAAAAGACAGGCTGTAGAATATATGATTCGTGTTAAAAAGGCTTTAGAAGATAATGGGGCAATAGTCCTTTTAGTTAGAGAGGGTGGTAAAGAAGTATGATTGAATTAGTTTTAATTTTTATTCTGTCTATTCTTACTTCTTTGTTTTTATATCTTTATTTAAAACAAATAAAAAATAACAAGGCTATTCTTGCCAATACACTAAAACTATTGCTGCATCAACAACAAGAACACGAAGCCAACAAAACAGATAAAGAAAAATCTAATGAAGATTTTTTAAAATTTGTTTCAGATTCTCGTGATTGGGCATATCAATACATAGAAGAAGTTCAGGCTGGCCTTAAGTCATTTATTAATGAGGTTGGTCCCCAGGTTGAATACTATGATAGATATGGTGCAGCAGTAGATGGTATGGTTGCTCCACATGACTTCGCATTAAAAAAAATATCTTCAGAATTTAAAAAATTAAAAAACTTACTGCCAGAAGATTATGATAAAATAGTATAATGAAATTTTATTATTTTGGTGGTGTGTTTCAAGAAGAAAGTCCTGAGTCAGCACACAATCTAGAAAAAAGCAATTTTTCTGGCGTGATGTATACTTATGATCCAACACAAGGGGACATGTTTATAAGGGTTGCAAGAGAAATGAAACTAAACAAAAAAATAAAATATCTTATTGCAATCAGGCCACACACTATTTCTCCACAATATCTTAATGCAATTAGTCAATCAATGAGCGAAATAATGGAAAATAGGCTTCAAATAAATATTGTTCCAGGATACATCAAAGATCATGAACAGTCTATTGGTGGAATAGTTGGAAACGTAAATGATTTGTCTACTCCTTTAGAAAGATCAAAATATACTGTTGATTTTATTGAGTCTCTTGGCAAAATGATAAAAAGTATAGATCATTCTACTAACGCAGAAAACGAACCATTAAAAAATAGCCTAGATATTTTTATTTCTACAACAAATAGTTATGTATTAGAAGCAGTAAAAAAGTATAATAACAAAATCATACTTCCATACCACATATATAAAAGAGGGTTTTGGTCAGATGTTCATAAAGATCCTTCATTAAAAATTCCTATCGATATCAAAGACACTGAAGTAATGATAACCATGACACCTATTATTAGAAAAACTGAAGAAGAACTTAAATCATTGCACAACTACTCCTTAAGGCCAGTGTGGAGAAAAGGAGAAGTTCCAAAAGTAATAGATGACACCGAATACTTTACTCATGAAAGTTTTGATGAGTTTGTTAATACTCTTGAGCAAGATGGCATAAACCATTTATTAATAAATGCTGTGCCAAGGCAAGAAAGGAATATTATTATTCCATTTATCAAACAGTATTTGGATTCTAAACAATGATAGAATTTAAGTCATACGACCAACTTTCTTTTGAACCATTAGGAACCTGCAGCGTTATTGGCTGCGATGTTGATGGAGAAAAATTATTTAGCACTGAAACAAAAATTTTAGATATCTGTTTAAATCATTACACACAACTACAAAAATCGAGGGAATAAATGAAAGAAATATTACTATCACTATCAGTAGGGCTTACTTTAGGCATAATTATCCTATCAATAAGCGCAATATCCCCAATTAAGATTCCAATCCCTGCTCCCCCAGTTTTTGCTGGAGTTGCTGGTATAATTGGATTATGGCTTGCTCAACCAGTTTGGACAGCCATATCGAAGTTCATATCCTAGGAGGAATAAAATGAATGAACAAATTAAAAATGCACTAGCGTCATACGGACGATCAGTACTTGGAGCAGCAACAGCAATGTATGCCTCTGGTGTAACTGATCCACAGACACTAGCATACTCACTACTTGGAGCACTTGTGCCCGTAGTATTGAGAGCAGCAAATCCATCTGATCCAGCGTTCGGTAGAATGCCATCAGTAAAAGACGTAGATGTTGCAGTTAAGAATGCAAAGGTAGTTAAGAAGACTGCCAAGAAGGCTCCAGCAAAGAAGTCAACTCGCAAGAGTGGCGGAGGCGGAACAAGCCATAACGTATTGTAATCAAAAATACAAATAAGATTTGACGGTTGTTATTTGACAGCCGTCTTTTCTTATGCTATAATATTTATGCCTGCCCATATGGGGGGTAATTTAACTTATTCGCTTGAAAGGGGAATAAAATGAAACAAACATGGTCAACACTGGATCTATTTAATGATCCTTTTTTTATTGGCTTCAACAGAGAGTTGAATCGCCTAAACAATGCATACAAAACAAACTCACAGTCATATCCACCTTATGATCTTATCAAACTAGATGAAGATACATATAGGATATCTCTTGCGGTTGCTGGTTTTTCCAAGGGAGATATTGATGTCTCAGTAGACAATGGAACTCTTATTATTAAGGGAGAGATTGTAGATGTAATAGATGCAGAGGTAGTCCATAAGGGTATAGCAGGACGAAAGTTCGTAAGATCTTTTGCTCTTGGTGAGTATATGGAAGTGACCTCGGCAGAACTAAAAGATGGCATGCTAAATGTAAATGTCATCAGGGTAGTTCCAGAAGAAAAGAAACCTAAGTCTATTAAAATTAAGTAGTATAATAGACAGTATTCCGTCATGATACATGCAGTTGCTTATAGCAACCTTATTGCTGAGTACGGAGGACCAGGGTAATTACCTGGGGGACCTGAGCAAGTCTACTAAACTGCTCCATTATTCATCTAAAGTTATTTGTTTGTTTACCATTTATAACAAAAGTTTATAGAATTGTTAGATATACTATAACTATGAAACTTAAACTATCGCTCATCGCAGCACTCGCTGCGTCATTTATTTTTATTCCATCAGCATCCGCTTCAGATCAAATTACTGGTAGTGGATCTTCCTTTATAGCAAACTACCTTGACGCATGTCGTATCACTTATGCAAAATCAACAGAAAATACAGTAACATATTCATCACTTGGATCTGGGGCAGGAAGAAACCAACTGTCCAATAAAATAATAAATTTTGCTGGTAGTGATACTCCATTTGCTTCAGGTGAGCAACAACCAGAGGGATATGTTTATGTGCCATTCATTGCTGGCCCAATTGCAATAATGTACCGTCTTGATGGATACAATAAGCCAATACAACTCAGTAAGCCTACACTTGCTAAAATTTTTGCGGGACAGATAACAAAATGGAACGACAAATTAATAATTAAAGATAATACCGTAAAAGGAATAAAGCCAAAGATTCCGCCTACACCATTAAGAATTGCATTTAGATCAGATGGGTCAGGGACATCTCAAATATTTACTGAATATTTTAATGCGGTGAATCCTAATATTTGGAAAAAGCCAGGAAATAAAGATTTTAAATCTGCTTTTCCAGGCACACTGCCAGTTTCAGCACA